CGCTTCGTGTACTGACTGACCGACGTTGGAGGATTCACCTCAAAAGGTGAAACCAACACGTTGTGATGTCCATCAGGAGGTTCAGACTGTCTTTGCTTTTCCGTAAAGAAACGGAGTAGCATCGACCAGCCTGGTATCTCCTTGTTGATGACACGCGCCTTGCACTCTCGAACTTTATATTGGATCTTTTGAAGATCCTTATTATATCGTTTAAGAAACAAGTGCGACTGATTCGGTATTCCTCGTAAGCTCGGACATGTAAGATACATATCCTCGCTTGGGATGGGGCCATAGATGGCCTGTAATCTCGCCACGATATATTCGTGGCATGAGTAATACTTTCTATCCCAGAACTGGTTCGCGTAAGCGATCCAGCTGGTATAGACGTCAGGACGGGGTGATTCATTCCACACAGTTCTTAATCGAACTGGAGTAACATCGGTGCCTTGGAAGGCATCGACACCACAGGATTCTCGAAAGAGTCCTTGGAAGCAACTCTTGTCACGGTTTATCTTTAAACCAAATGACTCGAGTATGGTTATTGCGCTCTCCGCAAAAGCGGTTGGTACAATAACATCATCACCATACACAAGGATACTCTCGCGAGTATCCGCGTCCGGTGATGCAGCGGCAAGTATTGCCCAAATAGTAAGTGCCATGATCGGAAAGCATAAAGCTGACCCCATGGGCGCGAACTTATTGAGTGGCAACACCGTACCGTCCGGCAACACCGTCGAAGTACTTCTACATGCTTCCAAATAACCTGTAAGGGTTTCAGGAAACAGTAGGCGAACTAGATCAAGATGAACTCTATCGCTGGCCTCTTTGAGGTCAAGCGTTGAGTACTTCCCTTGCATGGAGCCTAGTAAGGCACCACGCTTGTTCGGTCCTTGATCTGTGAAGAAAACATTCCATTTGGTAATGGGATGTGACTCCACTAAACGGTAGATGGCCCTTCTCAAACCTTGTTGGATCCATTGAAAATCAACGGGTTCACATGATATGAGACGAGGCCCGCGGGAATCTTTCGGTACGAGTAAAACTCGCGCCGAATGATCCGTGTCCGAAACAGCATCGAAGCTGTGGTAGACATCACACACATGTCCTAATGATGCGCAGAAATACGCATCAAAGGGATATAATAATGTGATTCGACTGGAAACATTGGTCCAAAGAAACTTGTCCCAAAGTTGTTGCTTTGTTGCAACAACCCCGGGGCCGTGACTAGGCACAATGTCCGTAGGGTCGAAGGAACTAAATAGAATACTTAAATTCCGTTTAGCTCTGCGTATCACCATAGAAAGGTAACTTTCGTCAGAAGGGTAATCAGCTCGTGAAGAGCTGCGACCTGATCTTTCGTAAGACCTTTTATGAGATAAACTATGCCAGGTAGATTGCATATGAGCAATGCGACCAGACATTTCCGAGAGATCTTCCTCTGCTTTTTTAAAGCTTTGGATGACCTCTTGTTCTTGTTCTTCGTCGTAAGGTAGTTCATACTTGTAAAACAGGTACAGAACTTGCCTCACATATTTGACGCAATTTACGTCAGGATCATGAAGAAGTGACCCGTCTTGATGGAATATTCTCTGAAACAGTTCACCGAGAAAACTCGGCAACTGACTGTTTCGGGGCGAATTAAATCGCACCGTTGCAGCATTCAGACGTATTCCAGTCGTAAGCGCTTGATCAAAGTGCTTACCTAGACGGGGCAGTGTTTTCGTTAGAAAACCCACTCCTTCCGACAAGTAACGACGAAGCATCCATTGCTGGGTGTTTCGAAGTTGCTTGGTGTTAAACACTCCAAGAGACGCGTGAGCGTCTGCAAGTAGTGCGGCGACGATTTCAATTTCGTCTAGGCTCTTAACGTTGGCCATAAGGTCCAACTCCTAGAGCACGCATACACTTGCAGACTACAAACGAGAGAACATATACGTTCGAGTAGGAATACTCGAATAGTATATATCCGCCTAAGGAAACCACCCGCTTTCGCGGTTGGGATCCTTTGGTTGCTCTAATCCTTGAAGAGTCAATCCGTTCGTAGTTCAAATTAGGCCTTTCAACCTAAGTTTGCTTTGTACGTCCTCGTTAAAGGGGTAGTACGAAGGATCTCCTGATTTAATCTTTTCCAAGATATAGGTCATGGAGACTAACTCGATGGTCTCGACATTACGCAGAAGATAACTTGCGTTATCACATGCTAGGTCGAAGTCCATACGTTCGTATATAACGCCGGGGAGGGGTTTAAACCCCCCAAGCCAAGTACGAAACGATTCGTTTTCTTCACGCTCGCTACTCCAGAACATTAGCAATGTTCTGAGGTTGAGGTGAAGTTGATAGACTTCAGGCATTACTGCCTGAATGTAGCGACTGTCCCAACAGACACGAATGCCAACCTTGTATTGAGATACAAGTATGACCTCGTCTCCGTCGGAAACATTCGCCCATTTTCGAGGATTAACCGAGAAGTTCCATGCCAACAGGGCAGGATTAACTTTTCGGAGAACTACCATTACTGTTTTCATTGTGGTGCTTTCTGGTTAATGAGACCAGCCGCACTGTTTCGCAAGATTCAGTCAGCTGGCCACAAGGCCAGAGAGCTAAATACCACGCGAAATCAGATTGGAGGCGCCGGTACCCGTACAGTCATACAGAATTGTCGTACTCGCACCAAGTGATGCGAGAAATGACATAATGTTTGCCAGAACCAACTTCGCGTTGTCATCGGTCGTGACATTGCCGATATTTCGGTCAAGCACGACATAACAACTGTCCTTCACCTTTTGGGTGGAGTCCACTGCTCCAGTCGCCGTATAATCAAAACGGATGACGGAGCGACGTCGTTGGGATAAACCGGATCCAGTCTCCTGATGGGAGATTGACATCCGGTGGGGAAAACCGGGAGATTCCGCAAGTTTTGCGAATTCTGCCCGACCGTCGCCAAGCGAAAGGCGCTGAAATTCAATTTCAGTGCCCGCCGCGTTCTTGATCTCGTTTGTTACAAGTGTATTACTTAGTGCCATACTGCATATGAGCTTCTTAAGCTCTGGGTAGATTTAATGTCTACCGCATGTGTGGAGGTCTCCCTGACGTTTGTGTCAGGGCCACCCCTAGACTAAGTTCTTTAGCACTTAGCCCGCTCCCAAAAAGGGAGCTACCTGCTTGAGGCAATGATACGTCACGACGGTAAGTCGTTTCGTACATGTCTGGCAGGTACGTATCTATGATACTTGGATTAAACTGAGAACCCGAATTCTGAGCGGCCGTACCTCTTATCCAGAGTTGCGTCCGCCGATGACGGGTCCAGGACCATAGATATCTATGTACGCTAACGGACGGTTCCATGTTGATGGACTTCTGTTCGCCTAGATACTTGGATATACCAACTACCCAGTCGACTACAAAAGACCATGGAATTGCGTTCCAGATTATTTGTGGGTTAAGGTTAACCCCTAAACGGTCTAGAGCTGCAAGTAAGGGTGCATGCACCCTTTGGTAATCGGTAAAGTAATAACTATACTCGATCTCCGCATGGAATGTAGTACGATTGTAATGAGTAGTCTTGCGACTATAATTGAACACTTGAGCGTGAGCATTAGTGACCCCAGTCTTTCCGGTTGGGCTTGTTGACCCAGCGAATTGACCAAGGTTTAATGACTTGCCATTAAGTGAACTCAGATATAGTACAGGAGACTCATACTCTTGCCATTCGAAGTCAAAATGACGACGTTGGCGTGTACCCGACTTGTTGATAAGCTCGCGCATGCGAGCTTCCAACTTGATTGTATCAGCCCAAAGGGTTGATAAATCACGCAGTAACGGCTCGACGTTAAACTCTTTTTGGAGATAAGCGTCGGCTGTAGCATGGAACAATTGGCGAAGCGTAGGATCACCGGTTTTAAATGACCGGTAGAGCTTTCGCAGTCGAATTGGTAACCCAGACCAATAGTCACGGGCATCCCTATGCTTGGTACTTGCTGTATGCCTTCCTAAACCGGAAGGCAACAACTCAGTAACTTTCATAGTGAAACCACGATGACTTTGGATAAAGGTTGCCAACTTAGCAATATTCACCAATGTCTTAGGCAGAGATTTGAAGTCCTTCAACTCGAAAATCGTGTTGAGGAGCGACATTTCAGCCTTGATCCGAGGCAACATCGACATTAATGCCGATTTTGTCAACAGACTGAGGTTCAAAGGTTGTGGCACAAAGCCATCGCCTATGTCAGCCATGATTAAACTCGGAAGCCCTGAAATATGGGCCCCGAAAGTTCCAAACTGTGAGCGGAACGCACTGGTATCGGTAGCGAGAAGAGCATCAACATGGTGCCCTTTCCCGATATACCCGTTACCATTGGGTATGCTCGAATACAGGCCTAAGCCTGGTAACGAGACACATGTCCAAGGAATCTGAGCGGCTAACTTAAGAGGATTGGAGAGATCGATCCAGCGTTTATACTGCTGGAAAGATTTCCATCTCCTAAGGTAGTTCGAACGCACAACAGCATCATGTTGTTTGTGTAGTTCGGCGCTCCAGTCTTCATCACGAACCTTTTCGTATCGGGATTCAAACCCCGGTACAATAAAAGGTATTGTGACAGTATCTGCAAGAGGCGGATTCCAACTAGCGTTGAAATTTCTAACAACGACAGCGGGAGAAGCCTTAGGCGACTCAAGGACATTTCGTTCACGAGTTCGGTACTGCATACATAGATGGTCAAACTCTTGAGAGTTTAACACATGAAGAGGGTCCCGA